CAACATAGACACATGGAGGATGAAATCACAAGACTTTGTAGTATTTTTGTCGTATTTTTTTGATTGCTACAGATATATGGATTTTTTTGGAGGCTAAAGATACACATCTTTAAAAAAAAAGGAAGAGCCGAAGCTCCTCCCCTTTCTTTAGTTGTTTGTTAGTAGCATAGCACCTGCCATTGAAGAGCATATGCCCATGATTCCTAGCATTGCTCCTACTCCGACTCCGAAGTATCCCGGTAGATCACTAGGATCGTACCAGTGTAGCCCACTTATAATAAGAAATACACCAATTAAAACTAGAAAGACTGCAAGTATTGCTCTCATGTCAACCTCCTAAAGGTTAGGGAGGGACCGAAGCCCCTCCCAGTTAGATCAAAGTACGGCTAACTCTTTGCCGCCGCTCTTTCTTTGATTGTCTAAGTACTCTTTCCGTCTTTCCTTTGCAAGTTCTTTAGCATGTTTCACTGCTGCTAAAGCTGCTTTCTTATCGCCTCCATTAGCGTGGAGTTGATTAACAAAGTCTGTACCATCAGGTGCAAGTAAGCAAGTGGTATTACCTATCCAATGTGATGCAGCAGGGATAACTCTGTAAGTTAAGGTGTCTCCCGGCTCAGCCCCTTCAGGTATGGTAATCTGTAGCACCTCATCAGTGCTAGGGAAAAGAGCTTCAAGCTCACCGTAGTAACCGTAGTCAGGCTTATCAGATGTAGTCATAACTTTCTCCTAGGATTAAGATAAAAGAACGAGAGGCAGCGACGCCCCTCATTATAGGGGCAGAGCAGCCGACTTAGTATTCTAGGCAGTAGATGACAGTTAAGGTATCTCTTAACTCCAGATATAGGTATACACACAGTATACACATATACCCTACACAAAAAAATTTTATTTTTTGCTATATGTATGAACCACACTGTCATATATTTACCAAAAATACAAGGGTCAAAATAATTATTTTTTTGGGCCTATCTTTAAAGATCTTTATAACTATTATTATTATTATCTTTAATTTACTTGAAGTATCTTAAAAGGTGTGTTATAATACTACATAGAATGATAGAGAATTATGAAATAGATATAGCTTCACTTATACAGCTTAATGCACTTCTTGAAACAAAAGTTATGGAAGAAAGTAAAAACGACTTTCTTACTTTTGTCCGCTTGATGGCTCCTACCCTTGTGTCTGATTGGCGTATGGGTAGACACATAGAACTTATATCTAATAAGCTTAAACAGCTTGAATCAGGTGAAATAAAAAGATTGATGGTGTTCTTACCACCCCGATCTTCAAAGTCTGTCATCTGTTCAAAACTATTCCCCGCTTGGTATATTGGCAGAAATCCTGAACATGAGATACTTACTGTGTCTCATAGTGATCAGCTATCTAGTGATTTTGGTCGTAGTGTTAGAGATATTGTTAATACAGAACAATTTACAAACATATTCAAGGGTGTCTCCCTGCGAAGCGATGTACGTGCTGCGGGTAAATGGAAAACAAATGTTGGAGGTACATATTACGCTGCGGGTGTTAGATCACAGATTGCAGGACGAGGCGCACATATCGCTATCCTTGATGATGTAATGTCTGAAGAAGATTCATATTCTGAGGCTGGACGTAGATATGTTAAAGAATGGTATCCTGCTGGTTTACGAACACGTATCATGCCTAATGGATCTATTGTTATTATTAATACACGATATCACTATGATGATTTATGTGGATGGCTTTTAAAACAACAAGAAGAGATGGATGAGTATGATACGCTACCATGGGAAGTTATACGCATACCTGCATGGTTAGATACAGAAGCTGCTGAGTTGCTTGGTATGAAAGAAGGAAGCAGCTACTTTCCAGAATGGAAAACTGATGATTTGTTAAAAATAGATGAAAATGAAATACGTGCAAGTAATGGTAGCCGTTACTGGAACTCGCTTTATATGCAAGACCCTACCCCAGAAGAGGGAGGTTTAATAAAAAAACAATGGCTGCAAGAATGGAAGTATGGTGATCCCCCTACTTGTGATTTTGTAGTACAAACATATGATACTGCTTTTTCTACAAGAACTACGGCAGACTACAGTGTAATACAAACATGGGGCATATTCTCCATGTACAATCAAACAGATGATGGATTTGAAGAATTTGTATCACATTTGATACTTCTGGGTAATGTGCGAGAAAGATTAGAGTATCCAGAGCTACGAAGAAAAGCACATGAACTTTACAATAGACATCATCCAGATGTATGTATTATTGAAAAGAAAGCCAGTGGTCAATCACTCTTGCAAGATTTAAGACGATCTGGGTTACCTGTGCAAGAGTATACACCAGATAGAGATAAGGTATCCAGAGTTTATTCAGCTAGTCCTATGATAGAAGCAGGGCGAGTTTGGATTCCTAAAGGTAAGAAATGGGCAGATGAGTTAGTAGATGAATTATTAAAGTTTCCTAATGCTGCACATGATGATCAGGTAGATGCGCTGGTCATGGCAATACACTATTTGCGAGACTCTTGGCATCTTGAACATCCAGAAGATCCTGATTGGGAAGATGAACCACCCCAGAAAAAAACAACCTATTGGAATTTTGCTGCATAAGTATGTTATAATAATAGGGAACTAATGGGGAATATTATGACAGGACTTACTTCTTTACCAATAAAGCGTCGATATATGGGCGGTGATTTTGGTCAAGACTATGCAGAAGCAGAGGCAGCAGCAGCGGCAGCAGAAGCAGATGCTTTTGGCGTTGATGCTAGTGCCTATGATGCAATGGCACAAGCAGCTAATGTAGCAGCGGCTGAACAAGAAGCAAGTCAACAAACAGATATTGGATCAACATTAGATGATATTTATGCATCAATAGATCCTAAAGCTTCAAGAGGTAGAGCAGGATCTTATGCAGATTTTATATCTGACCGTGGACAAGCAGGTTCAGCAGTTTTAGATTCATACTTTGCTGGTCCTGAAAGTTTTAAAGATACGTTAGAAATGGAATTAGAAAAAGGTCCAGTTCCTTCTAATGTTGTAACAAATACATTTGGATTACCTATAGAAACTACCTATGGGTATCTAACTATGGAAAATAGAGATCCCGGTAGAATAGGGTATGATCCTAAAGCAGCACAAAGAGATAGAGAACAAGAATTTGATTTTCTTACTCGTCAAAGTAGATATAGAGAACAACTTGCAAATCCAGAATTAGAATTATTAAAAGACCCTGTTATACAAGAAGTACTTACTAAAGGTCCAAGAGCATCTACACAAGCTCGTCAAGAATTTACAAGAGCTGTAAGACCAGCAGCTTTATCTATGACACCAGAGCAAAGGCTTGGCACATTTGATCCTCGTACTGAGACATTAACAGGTGGTTATTTACAAACATTAGAGAACTATGGTCTTCCAACCTATATGGGAGGTTTTCGAGGATCAAGAGAAACACAAGCACCTTTTGCTTTAACTAAAGATGAAGCAGATAGATATCAAGATATTTTTATGGCCTTTGAAGGAACAAAAGGTGGTAGTATTAGAGCAGCTATAGATGCTGCAAAGCCGGGACAAACTGTTGAAGATGTTCTTGGTTTTAGAGATTCTTTTGGATTACCAAGAGGTGCACAAGCTACTGCATTAGCTAACTATATGGATAGAGAAGCATTAAAAGGTTGGGTACAAGGTTTAGGTATAGTTACATCAATGACAAGTCCCTTTATGGTTCCAAATGCAATAGGACTAACTGAAGAAATTTATCAAGATACTATTAAACCAGCTTTAAGTTCTCTTAAAGAAACATTAAATGAAAATATACCGGGCTTTAAAGCTTTATCAGAAAAGTTTGATATTGGTGTAGAAGCAGTACAAAAACAATATGAAGAACAAGTTCCAGAAACACAAACAGTTGTAGATACTATTTTTGATGCGATGTTTGGTAAAGGGAAGTCTCAAGAAGCTGCTGAATTTGGTATTCAGTCTAATCTTCCTACAATCGAACAATCTACTCCAGAAGTTACAATAGAAGATGTAGCTCCTATATCACCTTCAGAAATAAGTACACTTGAAATGTTACGTGATCCTATTGCTAGTCAAATGCAAGAAGCTCCAGTTACATTAGATGAAGCTATAGCTTTTGGTCAAGCTTTAGAAAGAGATAGAGATTTACAAGAACAAGTAAATAGACAGTTAGAAGAAACAGTTTTTCTTGATCCATTAACATTTCCGTTTCCAGAAAGACCGTTAGAGTTACCACCTATTCCTGAAACAATTGCAGAAGCGTTACAAGATCAACGAGGAAGAGAAGCTAGTATAGCAAGAGATGCTGCATTACAAAATATACCAGTTGAACTCTCTGCACCTATTAGTCCAGTACAAGTAGCACCTCTTGGTGCTTCGGCAGTAGCAGTGCCAGAAGCAGAACGGGCTGTAGAAAGAGTTTCTTTACAACCTGAAATAAGTTCAAGCGTTAGAAATCAAGCTTTAAATCAAGTAGAAAATATGATAAATCAACCGGGAAGTGTTATTACTACAGAAGATTATGAAGCAATTAAAAATGCAAGAACAGAAGAAGAATTTATACAAGCTGTTCAAACAGTTATAGATAAAGATAAAGAACTTGGTCCTGCTGCAACGGCAGAAAAAGAATCAGGCTTTGTATTTAAAGAAGGAAACTAGATAAATGGCAATTGAACAAAATCCATTTGAAGCAATAAAACAAGCTACATCTAATGTAGTTAATCTTCCTGCCGCAGAAGAAACTACAGAGGCTACCTTTGAGGTAGAGCCAGATGGTGGCGTTGTTGTAGATTTTTCTCAGGATATTCAAATGAGTCCTGATGATGATGTAGCTGAGTGGTATGGTAATTTAGCAGAAGATATTGAAGAAGAGGTTCTTGAAGAGATTGGTTCTGATGTTGTAGATAATTTTATTGCTGATAAAGATTCCCGTGCAGATTGGGAATCTATGTTTGAACGTGGATTTGATTTACTTGGTCTAAAAGTAGAAGATGGTAGTGAGCCGTTTCAGGGGGCATGTACGGCAGTACATCCCCTTTTAATAGAATCTGCTGTTAAGTTTCAAGCTAAAGCTTCTTCAGAACTATTTCCTCCTAATGGTCCGGTAAAAGCAAATATTCTGGGCAATAGTACGCCAGATAAAGAGATGCAAGCTAATCGTGTTCAAAACTTTATGAACTATCAGCTTACAGAACAGATGCCAGAATACTTTGATGAATTTGAAAAGATGTTATTTCATCTACCTTTAATTGGTTCAGCATTTAAAAAAGTTTATTATAGTTCTGTTCTTAAACGTCCAGTATCAGAGTTTATACCTATTGATCAGTTTTATGTGTCTTACTTTGCTTCAGATCTTAGAAGTGCAGAAAGAAGTACACATATTATTTATAAAAGTGCTGTTGAATACCAAAGAGATATTTTAGCAGGAGCTTATAGAGATTTAAATATTGGTATGCCTTCTCAGTTTAATGTTTCTTCATTTACTGAAAAGATGGACAATATTCTTGGATTGTCTCCTAGTTATGAGAATGATCCACAATATGTTTTATTAGAACAACACTGTTATCTTAATTTAGAAGATGATGAAGAATCACTTCCATATATTGTTACTGTTGAAGAAAAGACACAACAAGTACTAAGTATTCGTAGAAACTATAAACAAGACGATCCAACGAAAGAAAAGCAAAATCATTTTGTACATTATAAGTTCGTTCCCGGTTTTGGCTTCTACGGATTAGGTCTTATTCACTTCCTTGGTAATTTGACTATGACTGCTACTGCCGCAATGAGATCCCTAGTAGACGCAGGGCAATTTGCAAATTTACCCGGAGGTTTTAAGGCTAAGGGAGTTAGGATGGTAAATGAAAATGATCCTATATCTCCCGGCGAGTTCAAGGAGGTTGAAGCTGTTGGAGTAGATTTATCAAAGGCTATTGTTCCCCTTCCCTATAAAGAGCCTTCCTCTACTCTATTCCAAATGCTGAACTTCGTAGCTACTGCTGGTCAGAAGTTTGCGGACAGCACAGAGCAAGTTATCTCTGATGCTGCCTCCTATGGACCCGTTGGAACTACTATGGCTTTGCTTGAAGCAAGTAGTAAGTTCTTTTCTTCAATACATAAACGATTACATAAATCTCAAAAAGATGAGTTTCGTATTCTTGCAAGGATTGATTATGATTATCTTCCGGCAGAATATCCATATGATGTACCATTTGAAAGTCGTAATATATTTAAACAGGACTTTGATGGACGGGTAGATATTATTCCTGTATCTGACCCTAATATTCCTAGTAATGCTCATCGTATGATGTTAGCAAACATGGCTTTGCAAATGGCACAGCAGTCACCTCCCGGTATGTTTAATTTAGAAGCATTAAATAGAACTATTCTTAATGCAGCTAATATGCCAAACTTAGAACAAATATTACCGCCTAAACTACAACCACAACAACTTGATCCTATATCTGATATAATGGCTGCAACAAAAGGTATTCCAATTGCAGCATTTCCCGGTCAAAACCATGATGCACATATACAAGTTAAGATGTCATATCTACAAGATCCTATGAATGGTGCTAATCCAATTATGCAAAGACTACGCCCTATTCTAGAAGCTAATATACAAGAACATTCTGTAATGAAGTATCAAGAACAGATAAATGGTATGACCAGAACAGGTATGGAACAAGCTGGTCCTGAAGCAGCACAAAATCCAACTGCGATGGAAATGATTATGGCACAAGCTGCACAACAGGTTCTTAATGCTAATCAGGCAATGGGACAGGTACAATCACCAGAACAACAGCTTGTCTCTCTTGAACAAACTAAAGTAGAACTAGAAAAAGAAAAATTAAAAGTTAATGCTGCTGTACAAAATGCTGAGTTTAATCTTAAAGTTAAAGAACTAGATATAAAAGAAAATGCACAGCTACTTGACATAAATAAAAATAATAGTAACATGATGTACAAACGAGAAAAAGCTGAAGCTGATCGAATTAGTAAAGAAACAATGAAGTCTCTAGATCTACTAGCTAAAATTACTATGGATCAAAATAAAAATGAATTACAAGATCAACAAGTTTCACAGAAACTTTTATATGATATAATAAAAGATCAAAACCTTACTGAGAAAGAACTTAAAATAAATGAAATGAAAAATCTTTCAAGGCTTATGGAAATGAGCGAAAAAGAAGAAAATACTAATCAGCGACATGCTGAAACATTATTAGCAAAACTTGTGGAAGGAGAGAAAGATGATGACTAAAGGTAAAGGGTATCCTGAAAATGTTAGGGATACTGGTAAAAGTGTTGGCGATGCCTATGCACAAGACATAACAGGTGGTCGCAATATTCGATCTGTTCTAAATGAATGGGATGAGTTTTCTTGGAAAGCTGATGAAAAAGGTGAAAAAAAGTAGTGCCTGATATTTGGGATGAAGTTGTTTCTGAGTATGGAGAAGAGATAAATAGATTACGAATATCTTTATCTCAAGGTATTGCTGAAGACCATGCTCATTACAGACAGATAGTTGGTTCTATTTCAGGTATTGAATGGGCCAGAGATAATTTATCATATATTTTAAAACAAAGAATGTACAAGGAGGACGACGACTAAAAATGCAACAAGTAGGTTTAGGGAACGCACTAAAAAATGATTTGTGGATAACTGAGGATGACGCTCCCGATCCCAGCCCACTGCCAAACTTACCGGGGTTTCATATTCTGGTACGCCCTGTTTCAGTAAAGAGTGTAACTAAAGGTGGTATATTTATACCAGATTCTACAAAAGATGATATGTCATATCTTACAACTGTCGCACAGGTTTTAGCGTTAGGAGAGTTGGCATATATGGATAAAGAAAAATTTCCTAGTGGTGCATGGTGTAATGTAGGTGACTATGTATGCTATGGTAAACATGCAGGAACTAAATTACTTTATAAAGGTGTACGGCTTATACTCTTATTTGATGACCAAATTATTATGAAAGTAGAAGATCCTAAAGATCTTGATCCAACTTTTAATTTGGGAAAAGGCTCAAACTAAAAAAACATGTGTTATAATATAAGTACGTAAATCGTTTGTTTCGTACACAACGGAGGTAAAAATGAGTACAGAAGACAATTGGGATAATATTGAAGTTCCAAATAAAGAAGAAATTGAATTTGAAATAGAGGAAGAAACTGTTGAAGCTGCACAAGAAGAACAAGAAGAACCTGTTCAATCTGAGGCTTTAGAAGAACAGCCAGCAGTTGAGACACAAGAAGAACAAGAAGAACGTCCTAAAGAATTAGATGGTATAGAAACTAAAGGTGCAGAAAAAAGAATCCGTCAACTTATACGGCAACGTAAAGAACGTGATGAACAAATTGCTCAATTAGCTGAGTCTAATAAAAAACTACAAGAAGAGCTTTCTAATCAAAAAACAGAAGTTAATCGTATATCTCAAAATAGTTTAGATATAACTGAAAAACAACTTAATGATAAAGTAGCTCTAGCTCGTATGGCATATCTTGAAGCATTTGAAGATGGAGATAAAGAAAAGGTTCTTCAAGCTCAAGAAATTTTAAATGATGCTCAAGCTGATTTAAAAAATGTTTCTATGCGAAAACAATATTATAGTAAACAGGAAATAGAACAACCTGTTGAAGAACCTGTAGTACAACAAGCTGCACCAGATCCTAAAGCAAGAGATTGGGCAGCAGCAAATGAGTGGTTTGGTCAAGACTCAATTATGACTGCTGCTGCTCTAGCTATAGACTCAGAATTAAAAGAAGAAGGATATGATCCTAATGATGATTACTTCTATAACGAAATTGATAAAAGGCTCCAAGCAGCGTTTCCGCAAAAGTTTGGACAAAGCCAAGAACGTGTGCAGGGAAATACGTCACAACCTGCTCAAGTGGTTTCAGGGACTTCACGCTCGTCTCCGAACTCTAATAAAAAAGTAAAGCTTTCCAAAGAAGATGTAAGGCTTGCTAATAAATGGGGTATCCCACTTGAACAGTACGCCGCCGAAAAGCTTAAAGTTACACAAGCTGATGGCGAATATACTGTAGTAACCTAGAGGCGTGGAGGAAAAAACATGACACGAAATGAATCACGTATTGAACAACTTAGAGAACAAAATACTAGAGAAGAAGAATGGACCTTTGAAGAGCCAAATGCCCTTGATATTCCAGACGCTGTGAAAGCACGTTTTGATAATGAAGGTATGGCACTACGTTGGATACGAGTCTCCCTTCAAGGCAAAGATGACATCACTAATGTTGGTAAGAAATTACAAACAGGGTGGGTGTTTGTATCTCCAGAAGAAGTTCCTGAGATGGCTCTAACATCCTTCGTGAGGGATGAAGGCAGGTATCAAGGCTCAGTATGTCGAGGTGATGTTGCTTTAGTTAAGATGCCAGCCGGAAAAGTTATGGCTAGACGTAATCATTATGAGAAAAAGGCAAATGATCAGATGGAAGCAGTAAACTCTCAACTGATGAAAAACTCTGATTCTCGTATGCCTATTACAAATTCTAGCCGTTCTGTTACAACAAAAGGAAGGCAACCGTCCTTTCAGGACTAACTTTCCTGCAACTAAGGAGATGAAACATGTCTACTACTAAAGCATTTCGTGGTTTCATTCCTGCTCGTAAAAAAGGTGGCGGCTACAATAACGAAGCTGTTACTGATACAATTACTCTGACCTCAACGGGTCAAGCTCAGTCACCTACTAATAAGATCTTTACTGGTGATCCAGTAGTTCTTCCCGGTGCGAACTTTGCAACGATTTCACCGTTTATTGCTGCAACGCTCAAACCATCTGGTGTATTTATGGGTTGTCAGTATGTTGAAAATGGAGAGCAGAAGTTTTCCCGCTTTTGGCCGGGAGACATCAGTGCCACGGACATTAAATTCTTTGTAATAACTGATCCTGATCAGACCTATTACATTCAAGCTTCTTTGTCGCTTTCTGCGGCTGAATTAGCTATTGTCAAAAACTACAACGTAACCGTTAGCTCCACTGCCTCTTCAGGCAGCACGACCACTGGTCAGTCAAGCTACTATCTAGATGGTGCATCTGGTGTAGAATCGTCTGCTGCTGTTCGTGTGATTGGTAAAGCTCAGTTCCCTGATGAAAAGGACTCTGATGCATTCCCAATCGTGGAAGTATGGCTTAACCATCACCGTGACCGTTTTGTAACGGCTACGGCGTCAACGGCTTAATAGGGAGGATTTATCATGGCTATTAATAGAGCTAGTATTGCTAAAGAACTCCTTCCCGGTCTTAACGCCGTTTTTGGGATGGAGTATGGAGAGGTTAATAATGAGCATGAGCCTCTTTATGAAATTGAAAACTCTGACCGTGCCTTTGAAGAAGAAGTTCTCTTCACTGGTTTCGGCACCGCTCCTACTAAAGGA